GCTACTAAGGTCCACGGAGACCAATCTTCTTTTGTAATGAGATAGATTGTTCCGCCGAGCATAGAAGTATTCCACATAAACGTGAAGAATAATCCGAGAATGTTATAGAATATCATTTAATTAAAATAGAAATTTGTAAATCTTTAAATTGATTACCATAATAGTCGTGGCAAGTCCACAGATCCTCAGAGGAACCTTTTTGAGGCCGACAAGTAATCGTATCCTCGGTTACTGTGGGAATATAATGGCTGATAGCTCCGGAAGCGCTGGCAAAAACCAGAAGCGTGAGAGCGGTTAGGATGGTAAGTTTCGTTTTTACGTTTCGCATTTCCAATTGATTCCTAATAATTTAAATAATACTCTACGATAGAGTGGTTGTTTATGTTTTGATGTAATGACGATATTGTTAGTATCGACATTAATAGAGGTGGTCCAAGTAGGTGTTGATGTAAATTCATAGATAGAACCTAGAATCGGCGTACTAGAGGTACCAGCAATTCCTTTGGCTCTGAAATGAAGATGTGTCGGTCCATAATCTAAGTCCAATGGAATCTGTTCGGTTAAAGGGAAAAAATATTGAATCTCTAACTGGTTCATTTTGGATTCCTATCATGGTAATCATTGAGAATACCAGCAACCAAATTAGCCACCAGTTTCAATCTCATCTCAAGGTCTGGATCTTTTAAGTCTTTAGTTGCTCTATGGCAATCATCAGCAATATTCATTAACTTGATAATTGTTCTATCTCTTGGAATATTTTCTGACATTATTCTTGCTTAAAGTGGGGGATTTCATCTTCTTCTAAAACATCTTCTTCGCTGAAAGGCCAAGGATTAGTAGTATTTTCCCAATCTGGTGGTAAACCTTTTTGGTCTTTGTTTTGAAGGTCATTCATAATTTTTTGACGCTTCTCTGCTTCTTCTCTATCATCGGATGTAAATGTTGTCATGTCATTCTCCTGTAACAATTCGGCACCTATATATTAGTACAAACACTAATAGTATAACTACTAGTGAACATTAAATCTCAAAAGGAACTATAATGAAATTATTAAAATCAATCTACAATTTTTTATTCGACTTAGGTTACTACGCCAGAATGGAACAATATATCCGTTCTAAAAATCCTAAAACTCATGCTGAGCTAGAAAGAGTTGTTCGGGATTATTATTCCATCCGTGGTCTGTAATTAAACCTGTTCTTTAGTTGATAGTTGTTCGAATTCCTTTTTAAGGTTTTCCATCTCAACAATCATCTGGTGTTGCCATTCAGTAAGACCTCTCCATTGGCCAACATCTTTACGTTCTTCATCTAGACCATTAATCCATTTCTTACCAGTCCAAGTTAGTCTGGTGGGAAATGGCCATGAATTGGCTTCTTTATACTGAACTTCATATTCACCAATATGAACAGGTTTGGTTTCAACATCAAACCATTCTGTCATTTCATATTCTGGTTCTTCATCTTCATCTTCATCTTCTTGCCAATCTTCGTGGTCATCTTCTGCTTCACGCTCTTGCATCATTTCAGAGATATTAAACATCTCATCGATTTCGGAAGGAATTTCATATTGAACAGCCGCTGAATCCATATCAGAATATTCATAATGGTCGTCTGCACCATAAGCATAACGACCACAAAAAGCCATGCCTTCTTCGTGGTAGAAAGCATCAACTTCATAACCTTCTGAATCTAAATTTTCATATAATGCGATACAAGGACCCCATGCTGTGTCAAAATTGATTTTAATAGTATTGTCATCAACACGGTCAAAATCGTATACTGAAGCGTCCCACTTGGTACCCCAATTTTCACAATTCCAACTGTACCAATTTTCTTCTTGGTCAGCAGGTCGTGGTCGTAACATTTGAAAAAGAGCAACATCATCTTTTTCTTTATTCAATTCATTTTCAATTGCGTCAATCTTTTCTTTATCTTCGTGGTTGATTGTGGCCACATTCTGACACCAATTCGGCATAATATAATTCCCTCAATTAATCGTTATATTCAACTGGCCAATTTTCTTTTTTGGCCGAAATTTCTTTAATTCTTTCCGATAGTACACCGGCTGCAGTATTGAAATGACCAGTACCTTCTGCATACGGGTCATGTAAACTCAATAAATGTTCACGTTCTTTTCTTAATACAGCAATGTATATTTCATCATAAGATTTCAAATTTACCATAATTACTCCTCAATAATCATTACAACATCTTCCTCTTTAACAAGGAAGTAATCTTCTTTTTCAAATTTTGTAGGTTCTGCAGCATTCCAATTAGGAAGAATACTATCACCAACTTTAACATACTCCACAGCAGGACCAACAGCCAGTACTTTTGCTCGCTGAGCTTCGTGTCGGTCTTTTGTAGTCAAAACGATACCGGAATCTAGTACCTGTTCTTTTTCCATATTCTCCAATTGAATGAGAATTTTAGTCTTTATAGGTTGTAACACGGACAGTCCTTTCATTTGGGTCACGACATTTTTTTATCACTTCTGGTGGTACATCTGGATGCCAACCACCTATTAACATATCACAATTATAACGAATAATTTCAGGTTTGTCAAACTTTTTATGGTAATCATCATTACCCATCAGCGCATAAGCACCAATTACAACCAAAATCATTCCGGTAAATTTTAGGGCTTCCATTTTAACATTTCTTCGTAAGTATAGTTTCTTTTCATAAACGGTGACGGGTTCTCTAAGTAACAAGCCTCCAAATCACCAGGTCGTCTTGGTGCATATTCAACTTGACAATCTACCTTATTCACTTTAATAAAAGTTTGGACAATCTCTTTGACTGTCCTTGTGTCATTGTAGGCCAAGTTTTCAAAACGACTTGTAGATGGGTTATCAATTGCTTCTATCAAAGCACGGCAAACATCCATTACATGAATATATTCACGAACTGCTGTACCATCTTTTGTGTCGTAATCATCACCATATATAGTAATTTTACCTGTTTCCATTGCTTGGACTAAATTATAAAATAATCCATCCGGATTTGTTGCTGGAAATCCTTCTGAGCCAATTACATTATAAAATCGGAAGATAGTACAATTTGGTTCTTGTTCAATCAACATCTGTTCTGCCACTCTTTTTGAGATAGCATAAGGAGATGCCATACCTTCAGCCGCACCAGTTGAGGCAAAAATAAACTTCTTATGCGGTACAATATTCCTCAACCAATTTGTACCGTTAATATTTGTATTATAATAAGCAGTAGGATATTCTACCGACTGTCCCACTTGTACTAAAGCTGCCAAATGAATAATGGTATCATACTCATTGTACATAACTCCAGAACTTCTAATATCCTGTGGTCTCCTTAAATCTACTTCAAATTTATAGGCACCAGGTTCTGGAATATAAGAATCTAATTTGTGTACATCAAAATCACGTTGTTCCAAAAGCGAACAGAGGTGTTGTCCGATATATCCTTCGGATCCAGTTACTAATATTTTTTTTGTCATTGCTGAGGTAACTGCGATTTAAAATGATTAATCAATTCATCCAATAAAATTCTAGCTTGCGAACCTTGTTTGGTCCACATTTTGATTGTATGTAACCGGTTTATTAATTCTCTAATATCCATTATTTAAAAATACTTGACCAAGTTTCCAACTTTATCTTTTTGTGTTCCATCGCTTCAATCATGGCTTCTTCATCAATAACACCTTGGTCGACCAAGATACCAATCATACAAAGTAGTTGTCCTACTTCCATCGTTAAACATTCTTTAGTGGAAGCAGAATCTTCTGTTGGGAAACAAGAATCAAATCCAAATCTCATCACTTTAGAAACTGCTTGTATTACTTCAGCACATTCTTCTTGCGTTATAATTAACGCTTCTTTAATTTTTTCATTCATCTTTTTCATTCACAAATTTAATCACCGGCATAAAATCAGATACAATCTTCATTGCATCTTTCATTGACGGCGCAATTACACTACAAGTATAGAGTCCATCTTTCATCTTCAAATCAAAAGGCAAAGGTTTACCCATGAAAACAAATACTTCATCTACATAACATTTAACTTCCCAAGATTTTGCGTCTAAACAACCTTTAATTAACTTATCATAAATTCTTTTAGGATTAAAATCATCCGCTTCAACGTATTCCATTTTATTCACTCAGTAAGGTAGGTTTAGAATTTTTGTTTGTATAATCTGATGCAAATTGAGTTGCTTCAGATTCAGTCATAAACACTTTACTAAAAGAAGCTGGTGCTTCGGATGTTCCATAATTTACTTTCCAGAAACCTTCGCCTTCATAAATCACGGCCATAATTCTACCAGCTTCACCAACAAAAGTTGCTATATCTTTCATGATATCAATCCTATAAAACGATTAAGTACAACACGATTATTCAAACGGTTACCAGCAAACTTACTAAATGCTGAAACCAAACCACGGGTAGTGGCATTCTCTTTCACTTCAAAGGTCACATCTTCATCAGTATCTAATGCTTCAGTTTTCAACAAATAGTATTCATCGAAACCGGCATTGGTAACAGTCAATGATTTGTTCTTACGGAATTCTGCTTTGATTTTATCATGCAACATATAGTTATTAGGATAAAAATAATGCAGTTCACGACCCAACTCACGCCCAGCCAATACATAGAAACCAACAATGTTACAATTAGTTCTCAACTTCAACATCTTTATATATGATGCAGTCAACTCACGACCACGGTTAATCTCAATAATTTCTTGATTCTTGGTGATTGGGTCACGCAATACCATTTGGCGTTTTGCTCTCCAGTCAATACTATCGTAATCAATTTCTTGATTGGTTGAACCATCTCTGAAATTACCTTTATTATCTTTATAATAAACATCAGAAAGACTATGACCTTCACCATCAGTTAAAAACACAGTATTTACAATTTGTAATTTATAGTGTTTTTGAAATTCAGGAACAATCTTCATAGCAGAGATAACGGCTTCATTCAAAGGTGTGCCACCTTTTTGTAACCAGTTTGGTCTCCAGCCACGGCGATATTCAGACATCTGTACCAAGGCAGAACCAGCATAGGTAAATTCAGCCGCAGTCATCTTACTTGATAAAAGATTCAACAACTTGAAATTGCGTAATACAACATCACCTTCAACTAAGGCTTGTTTGTATGGCTCATCATGTTCAGCAGAGAAAGCATACACATCATAAGGAATGTTTACCTTCTTACAGAACATCACTAAGTTGATTAACTGCTTGATTGTATTTTCCATATGATTAGACATAGAACCTGACCAATCAAGGAACATAACAAGACCATGTGATTTAGCACCAGGCACTACTGTCATCTTTTTGAAAATGTCATCAGTCAATTGGTAAGAATAAATCTTACTCATGTTCAAATCGCCAGTTTTGGCAATAGAAGCACGTTTCAATTGGTCAGCATTTTTACGCAATTCAAATTCTTTGGCAAGATAGCCAACAACTTTTTTAGAATCATTACGCAATTTCATGAATTTCTCGGTGTCGAGTCCAGTAAAATCATCACCTCTATAATGCTTTGAAGCATTTTTGGCATCTTCACGAAAACGTTTCCATAAAGATTTGTGGTTTACAATTGCATCTTCTAATTTAATATTAGGAATATTGGCATAGTAATGTGTACGGCCATCAGTTGCAAATAGTTTACTTTCGTTTTTACGATATGCTTCATCGGTATAAGATTTAGTTTCGGGAGCTTCTTCTTCAGAAACTTGAGTGCCGCCAGCTTCGTTACCAGAATCAGATTCTTGTTTTTCATCAGATTCTTCTTTTTCTGGTGATGCTTCGCTATCATTACCATCTTTTTTGGTTTCTTCTTCATCATCGAAATCATCAGAATCATCATAACCTTCAGAATCAAAACCTTCGTATTCACCATCATCATCTTCTTCAAATTCAGTAGGATGATTTTGTTTGTGTTCTTCGGCTTGCTTCTTCATATAGTCGCAAACAAGGCGAGCAACCTTCATCACATCATCGTAGGTCTCGGTTCCTTCGATAAGGTGAATCAGGGTTTGCTCATAGTCGGTAAATTTAATACCTTGTGTTGTACCACCTTTAGTGTAAAGATTGGTGCGGTCAATAAAGTTTAAATCGTTAAGGTCGGTACCGTTAGTACCAAAGAAATCTTTTTCGATGAGTTCACGATATGCACGAACAAAACTGGAACGAATACCAGGATATTTGTTTTTAACTTTTTTCTCAATACGAACATCTTCCAAAACATTCATTACGGATGCTGGAATCTTTTCTTCGTGAGCTTTGATTAAACCATCAAGAGGAGTGTAAAGTGCATGGCCAACTTCATGACCCATGAAAAGGTCATAAAGGTAACCAGAAATATTTTTGTCTAATACAGGTACCGTCAATATACGGTTTTTGACATCGAATGACGCAGTTGATACATTGCGTTGTTCAACGATAAGGTTTTCTGTTGCCATGAGTTTGGCAAGTAGTGATTTTGATTGAATAAGTTCCATATAATCTCCGAGTTAATAGAACCATTATACGCTATATATCGTCTACCGTCAAGTAAAACTTGAAAGAGCGTTGTTTTTTAGCAACATAATGATTATTCGTACATTTCCTTGCGTTTTTGGTAGTCGGAAAGGTCTTTTTCCAGTCCAGATATCACAGCCCATTTGCGAGTTACAATATCCAACGCTTTCCAAGCAGGAATTTCTGCATCATCTGTTTTTGCAGACATCCACAAGTTATATTCTTCTTCATACATGAGATTTTCCTTCGTTTTTTTCGAAAAAATTCTGCTCGATTGCAGCTGCCAACTTGTCGGCAAGCTTCGGATCGAACTTTACTAAAAAATACGCAACATCTTCTGTCGGTACATGACGCAAGTTGAACATAATATTGTCAATTCCTTGCAAAATTTGTGTTTCTTCGTGTTGACTTAACATAATTCTCTCATTGTATAGTAAAATTTTCATCAATAGTCATAAAACTGCCTCTTTGCTTCGCTTTTCCGACAGATTTTAACCAATCCATCTCAATTTTCAATTCTTCTTCATTTAAAGAATCCAAATATTCTGAATATTCTTGCCATTCTTCTGCTGTAATGCTCATCTTCTCATGCTCGCAATCTCTTTTGCTTCGTTATCTGTAAAAATTGGCACAGCATTTGATTTGTGCATCGTACCAATACCTTTAATTTTCTCTCCTGTGTAAGAATTACCGAATTTCTTCGTACAAGCGATAAATCCGGTGTCCAAGGACGCAACTTTTGGAGTTTCTCTGTGGTAAGTAGCCATTTGTTTAATTGGCAAACTTGTTTTAATCGAGGGAGAGTGGGAATACCGTTTTGACGATAATTTATTGATAGCAGCCAACCACGCTGTTTTTTGGTCTTGTTGAGCTTTAGTCAACTTCTTTGGTTTAGATTTTGGAATGTAACCGTATATCATAAATGAATTTCTCCACAGGAAGAAACCATTGTACTACAAACTTAATAGGATGTCAAGCGGTTTTGTTGTACCTAAACAACATTATGGTCTGGCAATATTTTCTTTCCACGCATATTGGCATTTTTCAACGCAAATCATGCTATCATACAAGGAAACAGCAAATGTGTTATCCCAACCATATTTTTGTTGAATGTGATTTAGTACTTTGGACTGTTGTTCCCAACCGTGCACATCTTCAATCATGTAAACACCGTTTTTTGGCATTAAAGGATAAAAGAAATCGAATGAGGCAATAATATCAGGTGTTTGGTGACTACCATCATCTAAAATAATATCTGGTACGCCAAATTCATTAACGATTGATTGTAAGAAGTTTGTATCTGATTGACTACCAAGGCGGAAGTTTGTTCCTTCTGTACCACGGTCTTTACATTTCTCATCAATGTCAATTCCAATAACATTAGTTAAAGGACCAAAATAATTTCTCCATAATTCGAGAGAACCACCTTGCCAAACACCAATTTCTAAAAAAGTGTTTGATTGATTTTTTAACTTTGAGAAATGTCTTTCATAGGCAGGAATATACCAAGTCCACTTTGATAAGTGTTTACCTTGGTTATTAATATAATCACCCCATAATTCCATAATGCAATCCTATTCTTAAAACGGCAGCATACTTACTTATGCTGTAAAAGTCAATATTTTCTGTTTTCTTTTGGCAAACTTGTATCTTCGAGTTCACTCAACAGTTCTTCTACATTCCGATTCTTCATCTTTTTAATCTCTGAATGTTCATTCTTGTGTTTTCGTTTTGGCATATAACTGTAATCTTCGTTATAGTCCTGATTCTTACGAAACTTAGCTACAAATTTGGTCACTACTATCTCCTATTTCATGGTTTCAAAAGTTATGCCTTTAATTTTAGTTTCGGGCATATTATGCATATCCTCTGGCGAGATATAGGTAATATCGGCATTAGGATAACAAATTTTAACAATTTTGAGAAGTTGGCAGACTGTGCCATCTGAATCATTGAATGAAAAAACTTCGTCAACATATTTTAGAGCTTTAATAATATTAGTTCTTGTTTCATAGTTCTGGACAAACCCACCTTCGGTCCATTGCATCCACCAATCAGTATGTACACCGACAACAAGCCAATCACCTTTATGGTGACATTTTTTAATGTAGAGTAAATCACTAGCAGATAAAGGATCAAATGTTCCTGTAATTATAACTATTCTATCTTTTTGCATTAGGGTAATAGTTGTGGAAATGCTTCTTTTACAAATTTATAATCAAGACCTCTCACACCTTGGTCTTTTCTAAAAATACCAATAACAACTTCTGCTTCACGGGGTTCGAGCGATTCTAATAATTGTATTAATAATTCGTTTTGCTTTCTTTCCGTCAATCTCTCAGCAGTAGCATCACCTTTTTTAAACAAATACAATTTACGAATTTCGGTTGATAATTGTACTCTACCCAAACCTGGTAATTGGTCAGTAGGTAAAACATAATTTTCTGGCATTTCTTGTACCAAAAATTGATAGTCCGGATGATACGTTAATTGTAAAACTTCCACTAACAGTTTTGACAAATTTCTTCCAATGACATCCATTCTTTCTTTTTTGGATTCAGCCATTTCAAATTCATCAAAAACTTCATAGATGTGTTTCATCAGAATTCCTCAATTACTTCCATTAGGTTCTTTAGTTTATGCTCAATAAAGTAATTCAACAATTTGCCTTTAGCCGGCTTTGTTTCTTCATAGGTATTTATAATCTTCTCTTTAATCTCAGCTGGGATAAAAGAAAGGTCAATTAGTGTAGAATTACGAATAAAGTTAGCCTTGATGGTATCATTTTGTTCCAGATAACTTTCACTCATTAACTTATCCAATATCTTCTGTGTGATAGGAGTTTGACGGAGGTCACGGACAAAACAATCGGAAGAAGAAAGTACATTAGGTATACCGTCACCCTTATCTCCACGGATAATCTTCTCCTTGAGTTCTAGGATTGGTTTCTTCGATACCACATATTTCTTTTGTGATGGATTGTATTGTTTAACATTTGGATAATTCTGTAATTGTAAGAAGTCACCATCACTCGATAAAATCAAGACTTTTTCATGTGCTGCTTGTCGTGGTGCCAATGTGCCAATAATATCATCAGCCTCAGCACCTTCAACATCCAATACCTTGTATGGAAAATTATCCTTGAGTTCTTGCTTAAACTTCGCAAGCATATCAAAAATTAGGTGCCAATCCAAATCGGACTTATCACGGTTCTTTTTACGATTTGCTTTATAAAACGGAAAAAATTCTTTACGCCAGTATTTACGGTTATCACAACATAATACCACTTCACCATATTCTGCTCTAAAATTCTTTACATGATTACGGATGATATTTAATACCATGTGACGGATTAAATACTCATCTAATTTACCTTTTTGGTTGGCAATTTGTGCCATCAGGCCGGCAAGTAATACCTGATTTAAGTCTACGAGAATCATACCAAACTTTCAATAGTTTCAAAATTATATTATATCACGATTCTTGTAGTTTGTCAAATATGCGTTGTACAAAGGCACCAGAAGTGGTAGTCTTTCTCACAACCATACCAAACCATTCTTGTGGCAATAGATTGGAGATATATTCGTATGGGTCTAAGAAGATTGCTTCAAATCGGTCAATATTATATAACTTATCTTCAACAGCATCATCTTTAAATAAAATAACTTCGTAGGTGTGTCCCATCGGACTTCCACCAATTGGTTCACCTGGATCTTTTAATTGATTTGCTTCAATATGAACTTGACCTTCTTCATCGGTCGGCATAAAAAAGATTGCATCGAATGGTCCTTCAGGATCATCCTTGAGTTTTTTGAGATAGTCTAACATTGTAATCCTTGATGTGTGATTTTCTTACTCTTACCATTATCCATGAATTGTAGTAGTCATCTGTTTCCATGACACCACGGATAAATTGCTCTTTTGCTTCGAGATAACCACATTCGCCTTTGGACTGGCAAAGATGTAAGATTTCACGGGTGAATGATTCATGACCCAATAGTAACACATCTTTAGCCAGTTCGGCACTACTTCCATAGTAAGTTTGCCATCCACTTGATGCTTTATACCGTTTTTTCTTACCTTTGACTTGTTTGGTTTTGGTAGAATAAAAGAATTTCTTACCTATGTATTTTTTGTTATTCGTGGTATTTGTAATTAAATAAACGAATCCGTAATTATTACCAATCAAGTCTTCCGTAAAATCAGTATTATTATATTGCCAGTTTAGTCCCATTCTCCATTATCCAAATCGTCATCATCCTCTATATAGTCCTCGGATAATTCTTCGATTTGTTCACCGCAAAATGGGCAATGCTCTGGTAAATCTTGGGAAACCATTTCTTCCATAAATGCTACGCTATAAGTTGATTCACAACTCAAGCATTCTCCTGATAGTTGTTTTTGTGTCATGTTGAACCTTTAGTGAGCCCAAACATCACCCCAATCTCCTGATAAAGAACCTTTAGCATAATCGGTTGCTCTGTTCTCAAAGAAGTTTGTGTGTGTTGGTGCATTAATCATTTCTTCTACCCATGGTAGAGGATTTTTCTTCACTTTAAACTGGCCTTTGAGTCCCAAAGAAATTAATCTTCGGTCGGCAATATAACGAATATACTTCTTAACATCTTCTGCTGTTAAATCTTCCATTGGCCCCATTTGGAAAGCCAAGTCAATAAACTTATCTTCTAATTCTACCATGCGTTCAGCGATGGTGTATAATCTACCTTTTAATTCATCATTCCAAATCTCACGATTTTCTTCTATGTATGTACGGAACAATTTAATCATATTCTCAGTATGTTGAGTTTCATCAACGATAGACCAAGTAACAATCTGACCCATACCTTTCATCTTACCGTGGCGTGGGAAATTCAACAACATAATAAAAGATGAGAACAATTGCATACCTTCGGTGAAAGCAGAGAATGTAGCAATATGTGCTGCTGTGTTTTCTTTAGTTGTATTTTGTTCAGCAATATTCAACACATAATCATGCTTCTCTTTCATTTCAGCATATTCCATAAACTCATTATAAGTTGTTTCTGGTAAACCAAGAGTTTCAATCAAATGTGAATATGCGGCAACGTGCAAGGCTTCACGAGCAGCAAAACCCAACAACATCATTCGAATTTCAGGCTGGGGGAAATAAGGTAAATAATTATTAACATAACCGCCAGCAACATCAATGTCTCCTTGGGTGAAGAATCTGAAGATGTGTGTGAGAAATTGTTTTTCTTCTTTTGTAAGTTTTTTCTTCCAATCTTTAACATCTTCGAGCATTGGTACTTCAGAGTGCAACCAATGAGATTGCTCATGCTTAAGCCATGCATCATAAGCCCAAGCGTAATTAAAAGGTTTAAAATATGTCCGTTCATCGGTCATCCTTGAATCTGTTTTCTTAATCATTCCTATCCTTCGCAAGCAATACAATCGTTACCTTGGGCAATTTGTGTCATATCAATTTCTTTGATAATCTCTCTTTGAATTTTTTTGGATACTTTATCGGCTTTACCAATTTTCTCCGAACGGCAATAGTATAAAGTTTTCAATCCTTTTTTCCATGCCATAAAATGAATGGCGTGAATATATTTAATGTGTGCATCTGGCCTAAAGAATAGATTCAATGATTGTGCTTGGTCAATATACTGTTGTCTATCACCAGCCAATTCAATTACCCATCTTTGGTCAATCTCCATGGATGTTTTGAATACATCTTTATCGTGTTGTGACATCCAATCCAAATGTTGAACCGAACCATCGTTAGCAATAATAGATGACCAAATGTTATCATAATCATCACTACAAATAACATGATTTTCATCTGCCAAATGGTCTTGTATTAATTTGTCTAACCAACGATTCTTATTTAAGAAGGATCCCGAAAGAGTATCTTGTCTATAAGCGTTAGCACGGTAAGGCTCAATACTAGGGCTAGTGTTACCCATGATAATTGAAGAAGATGCGTTTGGTGCGATAGCCATAAGATGACTGAAACGATTGCCAGTTCCCACCGCATCAGGAGCCTCACCTCTTTCAAATCCAAGTTCTTTATTGGCATTATCTAATCCTTCTCGAATAGATTTGAAAATACGGTTGTTGGCAACTTTTGCCATAACACCTTCAAAAGCAATTCCGTTACGCTGTAGATAAGCATGAAACCCGAGAGCACCGATACCAATAGAACGCTCTCGTCCAGCGGAGTATCTAGCACGAGCAATAGCATCGGGAGCATTAGCAATGAAGAAGCTAAGGACATTATCAAGCATCTCAGCAACATCTTTAAGAAATAGTGGTTCGTTTTTCCATTCATCATAGGTCTCCAAATTCAATGAAGATAAACAACATACAGCTGTTCTTTCTTCGTTAGTAGGTAAAATAATTTCAGAACATAGATTTGATTGATGTACTTTCAAACCTTTATCTTTTAACCATTGTGGTAAATGGTTGTTACTTGTATCAATGAAGTGTATGTATGGTTCGCCTGTGTGCATACGCAATTCAAGAATCATTTGCCATAACATTTTTGCTGATACAGTTTCACGAACTTCATGTGAAGCTGGATCAACTAACTTCCACGAATCATCAAAATTGGGATCCAACATAGATTGTTCAATGATGTGCATGAACTCATCAGTAATATTAATACCGTGATGTAGATTTAAACATCTTTGATTTTGGTCGCCTGTTGGCTTCCGCATCTCTAAAAAAGATATAATGTCTGGATGAGAAATGTCGAGGTAAGCAGCATAACTGCCACGGCGAGTACGACCTTGGCGGTAGGCCAAAGAAGATGCGTCATAGATTTTGAGGTGAGGCATAACACCAGTAGATTTGTCATCTGCTGAACGGATACCAAAGCCAATGCCAACACCACCCCCGAGCATACTAAGCCAATTAGTTTCTGATAGATTATCAACTAGTCCTTCTGCAGTATCTTCAATATAGTTAAGGAAACATGATATAGGCATACCACGCTTAGAGCGACCAAAAGAAAGAATGGGAGTAGAATAACTGAGCCAATGCTTACTGCTGTAGTCATATAATCTTTGCGCATGGTCTAAATTACTCCCAAATGATTTCGATACAAAGGCGAATCGGTGTTGTGGACTTTCTTCATTTTCCTTCATGTAGCTTTCTTTTAATCTTTTAATTCCAAGTTCATCAAACTTGTTATCTCTTTCTAAGTCAATCTTAATTCCTAGATATTCCATATTCACCTTGTTGTTATTGTTGTTGAATTTAATTTTAAATCTGATGTGATATGTTAAACTTTCTTCCAGTTCACGAATTCCATCTTTGCTCTAAGATTTATGAAGGTATTTTTATTTACAATATCTTGAATTTCATCCAATGAAAAATCAGAGTCCAACACCATATCGTTAATATCTTTTTCTTTAATATATTCTGGCCATATAACAACATTAAAATGGTTATCTATGGCGTGTTCCATCTTTGCGACAATTTCTTTGTTACGAGGCTCATTGTCGAACACCAGAACCACATTGGACTTGTCCACGCAATCGGTGATTGATTCTAAATTGGAGTCTGCTGTTGCTATTGCGTTATCTAAAAACATCGAATCAATTGGACCTTCAGTAACATAAACCATTAATTCTGTGTTGGCTCTATCCATGCCAAACACTTTTTTATTATCATCATGTAGCTTCAATGTTATGTATCTAAGCTTGGATTCGCCTAACGCTCTCCCTTGAAGTGCGACCAAGTTCTTTTCTTTATCATAAAACGGTATGACGAGCCGATTATCCTTCTCTTTAAGGTTTGTGTTCTCAAGCCCAAGACTTTGTATGAAGGCTGCGAAATCTTCCGCATAGTATAGTTGCGAGTGAAAGGTCTTTGGAATCCGTCTGTCATGAACATAGCCCTTAGCAAAATGCGCCTCTGGTAAACTGTCGATTGATGGAAGTTCCAACGCTTTCTTAAATGACGGTTTCTCTGTCTTGAAATCTTCAAAGTCCGGCTTGGGATAATTATTGTTTCCTGTTTCTCCATTTTTATATCTTTCAAGTTGATATTCTTTTACTAAGGTTTCGTCTACCATCTTCAAAAAATTATAAAATGTGGTCGATACACCACAATTATGACACATATAAAAATAGTCATTCTGCTTGCGGTATACGAAACCACGGGATTTAGTTTTATTCTTTTGGGAATCGCCACACAAAGGACACCTGAAGTTATAAAGGTCGTCTTTTTTCTTGGCGAACCTTGGTAACTTAGGTGACATGCGCAACAGGAAAGTCCTGTCAATAAAAACACTCATAATATAATATACTTAATTTAACGTAACGATTTCAGTATTGTATCAAAACTGGAGTGAGAAAGCAACCATGTAATGACAATGATACCACCGGCAAGTGTCCACTTCCATTGGTTCAATTTTTCATATTGGCTTTTGGATGCCGAAACGTGGTCACTCATAGTTTCTTTTAAATCTTTAATTTCTGCCATAATCCTTAATTCGGATTCTTGCACTTTATCCAAAACGGTATCAATTCGTCCATGGATTTCTTTGATATCGGCTTCCGTTTCTAATCTACGGTTATCCATGTCGGTATAAACCTTTGCTATGTGTCGGTCGTGTTGGTCTACCAGTTTTTCTATTACCTGGTCCAGTTTATTACATATTGCTGATAAAGTCAATACTTGAGTTTTTAAAACACCAACATCAACTCTGAGGTCATCGTCTGCCATTTATTTCTTCTTATCTGGTACCTTCGTACCTTCTAATTTTTTGTGTGTCTTAACATTCTTACACACTTCTTTTTTGGTTTTTTCATCTGTGTGGCAAACCTTCTTTACCACGGCTTCAGCATAAGAAACTTGTGAAAAGCAAAACATCAAACCTAATGAAATTAATAATTGTTTCATTTTAATTCCTTATAGTTCAGGCTGTGATGCTGGTGGTGGAGCAAATTTTCCACCCATGGTTGTTGGTATTGGTGTAGGTGCTGGTGTAATAAAACTTGATACGGGTGTTGGTACAGTATTTACAGCACTACCAGCTACCTTCTCTTGTGTTCTACCAAAAGCAGCGATACCAAGAACTGCACCCATAGCAAGATGAAATAATCCTGCACCTTGTAATGTTAATGGTTGCCATTGGTTGTGTACTTGGCCATGTTGCACTGCTTGTAATACGCTCCACAAAACGGGAAATATAACCATATCAAACATACAGACAACCATATACATCCACCCCATGGCAGGACGCCACTTCTTTTGCATCCAATCTTCGTCTTTTTTAATATC